TATCACTGGTCAATCAATCATGGAAATTGACTCAGGAACAACAACCGCGCCAGCAACAACCGCAACCTTGGCAGTACGCTTAGTTCGCCGATCTCGTTCTGTTACGAATGAATCAGGCGCTAATGCAGTATGGGTTGTCCGTCTCAATAACAGCGCTACGCGCTCAACTACCGGTCAATAAGGGGAACTATTATGGCAGGCGCTCAAGGTGGACGTACTACCAGCGGTGATTTAGGCCGCTTAATTGAACGGGGTGTAAACTCTGTTATTAATCAATCTAATGAAATGTATGCACCAGAATATGCAGATATTCTGGACGTGCAATCTTCTGAAAAAGCATATGAAACTGACGTACCATTTGGTGATTTTGGCGTAGCTAAAGTCAAAGACAAAGGTGCACCACTCGAATATGATGATATGACGGCTGGCAACAGCAAAAAGTATCAACATGTTACTTATGCACTGGGTGCCCAGATCGAATGGGAAGCCATGCAAGATGATCTTTATCAAGATTTAAGTGTTAAGGCAGGCCAAGGCTTAGCTAAAGCATTGAATCAGACGAAAGAGATTACAGCAGCTAACGTGTTTAACAACGGCTACGGCTCAACTCTAACGTGGGACGGCCAATCATTATTTAGTTCCGCTCACTTGTTGTTAAAGGGTGGCACTACGTCGAACATGCTAGCAGTGGCAGCGCCATTGTCAGAGGCAGCACTTGAAGATGCAATTATCAATATCTCGAAGTTCGTAGATGATGGTAACCGCACGATCAAGGTTTTACCGGTATCCTTGCACGGCGCAGCTGATAATCAGTTTGTTGCTAAGCGGATTCTAGGTTCTACGTTGCAGAACGACACGGCGAACAATGCTACTAACGCAATGCGCGACATGGGCATGTTCAGCGGTGGCTTTAAGGTTAACCATTTCTTAACGAATGGTGATAACTGGTTCATCCGTACTAATATGGACAACGGCGGTAAGTTGTTCTTGCGTAATCCTAAGCCTATTACTGGCATGGATGACGACTTTGGTACATCGGACTATAAGCACAAGATCATGCAGCGCTGGTCACAAGGCGTTTCTGATTTCCGTGCTTACTACGGCTCAGGCAACAACTAAAAATCCTCGCCCTCTTAACCGGGGGCGTTCTTTAATGGAACGAGGAAATTAATATGAGTACTTCAAGATTTACGAACGGCGTAACAACTGCAACAAAAACCGAGCCAATGGGCGAGTTCATCCTCCCTGATGTAACTAAAGCTCACACCTATTTTAACGATTTCGATACTTACTTAGCCGGTGAATGGGTGGTTACTGAGGTTGGTGTCGCAACCCAAGCATTAGCTAATGAAGATAACGGCGTGTTACTTGTAACCAATGCCGCTGCTGATAACAACAGCTCATTCTCTCAAAAAGTTGGCGAGTCATTCTTGTTTGAAACTGGCAAGAAATTGTGGTTTGAAGCTCGCATGAAGGTCTCTGACGCTACGGACTCTGATTGGATTGTTGGTCTACAGATTACCGACACAACCCCCTTAGCGGTCACTGACGGCGTTTACTTCCGTAAAGATGATGACGATGCGAATATTGATTTCGTTGTAATCAAAGACAGTACAGCAACGACAGCTTCAGCTATTGCGGTTAATGCTGACGCAACTTACGTTCGCCTAAGCTTCTACTATGACGGCGTTGATGAAATCGTTTACTTTGTGGATGGTGTTCGTCAGGGCAAGTCTGTAACGACTAACCTACCTGATGACGAAGAGTTGACGATTAGTTTCGGTGTTCAGAATGGTGAGGCAGTAGCTAAGACCATGAGCGTCGATTACATCCTAGCAGCCAAAGCACGATAAGAGGCTTGCTATGCGCCCTATACAGAAAACACTCTCGGCAGCGGGAGTGTCAGTATGGGTGCCAGTTGATTACCGACAGGCACCTTTTGAGATTGGAATAGGCGTGGCTTTAACCGCTGGTGCTAATCTTACCTACACCGTTGAGCATACGTTCGACAATATTCAAGATTCTACGGCGACGATTAACGCTTACCAGAATGCAGGGCTCACAAGTAAAACCGTCAGTGACGATGGTAATTATGCGTTCCCGGTTCGAGCAATCCGCCTTAATGTAACGACATACACAGGCGGCTCAGCAACAATGACACTATTACAGGGGCAGCGATAATGGGCGTTGTATCATATCAGGACGCAGACCTTGAAGGTGGCCTAGGTAAAGGTATTAACCTTGATGCGTGGGGCAAGCAAAAGGTTGCGCAAGACTTTTCGCTACTGCATGGGATGTTTACTTACGATATTCCGCTGGCAACATGGAAAGAAGAGCATAATGACGTTGAAGAAATCGGCTCGTTCACTGACGCAACATCGTTAAACGGCAAGTTGCATTTAACATCTACGGCAACACCGGGACAGACTAGAGCGCTTCGTTCATTCGCACACCCACGATATGAGCCGAACAGAGGCCATTTGTACTCTGTATCAATGTTTTTGCCTGACCCGACTAATGACGGCTATCGAGATTTTGGGCTATTCACTAAAGAAAGCGGTTATTTCTTCAGATTAAAATCGGATGGCCTTTATGCCTGCCGCCGAACAACAGCTAACTCAACCACCACCGACACTGAAGAACCTATTACAGTCCCGTTTGATATCGATTTTGCAAAGGGTAATATCTATGACATTCAGTTTCAGTGGCGTGGCGTAGGTAATATTAAGTTTTTCATCGGTAACGCGGTAACGGGAACGTCAGAGCTAGTTCATACAATGAGCCTACTGAATACCCTCACCGAGCTATCAACGTTTAACCCAGCCCTGCCAATTGCGTTCCAGTGTGAAAACGTTACAGACGAGGTAGTAATAGAGGCAGGGTGTGTAGACGCGACATCCGAGGGTGGTAAGAATTATGATGGCACTTACGGAGCTATCACAATGGATACCAATACGGGTAGCGTATCAATCCCTGGTAGCGGGTCGTATAATACAGCAATCATGGCAGTACACAGTAAGGCCACGCACAATAGCCTAGTTAATACACGAGATGCGTTAAACTTGGGTTTAACCGCATACTCTGACCAACGAAGCGTTGTAAAAGTGTGGATTACAAGAGACCCAACAGCGGTAAGTATCGGAACTCAGGCGTGGGTTGACTACAGGGATGCAAACATAGAATACATGATTAGGGATAGCGGCGCTGGAACACCGATGTCACTAGACACGGCAAAGGCTGATAATCAATTTGCTAGTCGAGTTGATCAAGATGCACCGTTTCCATCCGACGCAGTATTTGACAAGGCCGCATCTCTTGTTCTTACTCCTGGTGACTATATAATATTCACAATACACCGAGAAACGGGCGGAACCGCAAACGTGGGTGTGACTTATGAATTTTCAGAATACGTTTAATTAACAGCATTTAGTGAGGAATTACCAATGGCATCACCAGTTAACGTAAAGAAAACATACACAGGAACCGGAACCCAGGTGGCAATACCTCTTAACCGCTGGTCCCGTGATAATTACTCGGTAGTAACTGACGTGGGTGCAACGGCAACTTATACAGTTGAGGGCACTCTAGACCAGGTTAACCGGCCTGACGTAACGCCAGTATGGTTTGACATTACAAACCTAGTTGCACTGACTGCTGACGCTGCAGAGAAAGTCACAGATACCCCAATGGAGGCTATTCGAATGAACATCGCAGCTAACACGGGTGATCTTGGGTTTCACGTCATGCAGAACGGTGAAGGCTAATGCCTAAAGATGGCTCTTTTCCAAACAGTCACTTTTCTGAAGGCTCAACGAATACGATTGACGATGAGACCGGCTTCAAGGTCAAAATGTCAGAAGTAACTAAACGTTGGGATGGGTTCTATGTGACCGGTGATAATTGGGAAGAGCGTCAGCCGCAGGACTTTCCGAGAACTCCGCGAACGCCTAAAGTGTTCAAGAATTTCCGGTCTACTCCTGAATTAGTACCCTATACGCCACCGGACTTATCAACATTAGGAAGTGAGTAATGTCATTACCAACATCACCAAGTGACCCGTTTGGCCGCGAGACTTCCGGCAGTACTTCATTCAGGTTAACTACTTACGACATGGTCAAAGAGGCTTTCGGCTGGGTAGGTATAGGCCTAGACACTGAGGGCGAAGCGTTAACCGCTGGATATTTATCTGAAGGTAAGCGCTCGTTGAATATGATGATTGCCACTTGGCAGGCCCAAGGAATTCACCTATGGACGTATCAAGAGGCTTACTTGTTCTTAGAGCAAGGCGTCAATAGTTATATTCTTGAGCAAGTGCGAGCGACTAACCGATATTTAAAAACCACGACTACTACCGCAATCTTAAGCGCTGGAAATACTGTTAACTTAACGTCGGTATCTGAAATCGATGCAGATTGGTATATTGGGGTAATGAACTCCAGTAATAATTTAGTTTGGCGGACAGTTTCTGCCGTTGCAGATCCATTAGTGACAATTAACGACACTTGGGGCGAGAACATAGACGCCGGGGCTGATGTTTATTATTACCAGAATCAAGTTAGACCGGTAGAGCGCGTCCTAGATGTTCGACGTACAACGCTTGCATCAACTACGAATGAAACGCCTATTGCATTTGAGAGTCACCAGCATTTTTCCAGACTGCCGAACAAAGAGACCCAGGGCTCAGTTAGTGAAGCAACCTATGACCGTACATTAGCGGAAGGTGTGCTTTATGTATGGGCGACACCGGCCAACTCTTGCGAGCAAGTGCGCGTTACTTATGAGCGTAAAATCGAAGACTTTATTGATAATGATGATTGTCCCGACTTCCCTAAGTATTGGATGGAAGCATTAACCTATAACCTTGCTAAACGTTTAGCGGGTAAATACAACTGCTCTGACCGTCGCAAGTTAGAAATCAAAGAGATGGCGCTAGAGACGCTTAATCAAGCCTTAGACTTTGATAACGCCAATTACTCAGTAGACATTTCGATTAATCGGAGCACTCGTTAATGGAGTTTCCACTTGGTGGCTATAACCGAGACTATGACAGTCGTGTTTCACGTACCGATGCGCTTAACTGCTGCTTAGAGCCTAATGTCGATCAATCATTCTTTAGGGTTCGGCGCGTGCCAGGGCTGCAAGATAACTACGATGTAGGCTTAGGGCCTATACGTGGCATGTTTGAGATTCAAGGTGAGTTATTTGTCGTATCCCGAAACAAACTTTTCGTTATAACGACAGCCGGTTTAATAACTGAATTAGGTGACGTTGGCGGCTCAACTACCCGCGTTCGCATGGCAGCTAACGGCGCTGATGATAACCAAATCATGATTGTATCCGATGGCAATGGCTACATTTACGACCCGACATTAGGTACGCCATTCCAGCAAATTACAGACGTAGACTTTTCAGCAGGTCGCGGCGTTGCATCGCTTAATCAGATATTTTGGGTGCCTAGACCTGACTCAAACACATTGCAAGGCTCTGACACCGCTAACGGCTTAGCATGGGACCCGTTGCGGCGCGTAAGTGCTGAGCAAGACCCTGACCTATTAACCCAAGCGATACGCTTAACCTCTGCTTTATGGTTAATGGGTAAGAAGGTCTGTGAATATTGGCAGGTTGACCCAAGCGATGCGATAAACCCAATTAGGCCGGTAGCTGGTGCAACTATCATGCGAGGCGTTGGCGCTAATGAATCGATAGCCACTTGGCAGAATAATGCTTTTTGGTTAGCTGATGACTTTACCGTATGGCAGATAACAGGCGGCCAAGCCAAGAAGATCAGTGACTTAAACTTAGAATACGCGATTAATGGCGATGGACGGGCACTTCCTGGTTACACAGCACCAGAACGCGCAACCGGTTTCTTTATTGATCACCCGGTACATAAACAATATGTGCTAACATTTCCAGCTGATGGCGCGACATGGGTTTACGACGTTACGACTCAGTTGTGGCACCGTCGAGAATCAAGCGGTATTGGTCGATGGCGTGGGGCGGAAAGTGCGCTGTTCAATAACCAGGTTCTAATTGGCGACTACCGTTTAGGTAAAGTTTGGCTTCTGACTGAAAAGGAATTCACTGAAAATGGTGAAACTCTCAAATGCCAACTGGTGCCGCCAGGTATTCGCAGTAAAGAAGGCGACATGACCGTTGAGTCTGTTGAATTATTCATGGAGGTTGGTGTCGGCGGGATATCGAATGTTGATGCCCATGGCATACTAAAAGAACTGCCAATTGATCCTAAAATTACCGTTGAATACTCAAAAGACGGCGGGGCTTCATGGTTGTTTAAGCCTGATTTATCTATCGGTCGAATTGGTGAGCGTGAAATCAGAGTTAAAAGCCGATTGTTTGGCCGGGTAAGAAAAGAATATGCGCTAATGCTTAGATTTACAGTAACCGACGCGGTGCCGGTTGAAATGTATGAATTACATGTTGAATTGGATATAACGCCATGACTACAGTTGCAATTTTAGACACAAACCAAAAGATTATTGAGCTTAGTCAGAAGCTACAGGATGAATATGAACGAATAGGCGTGCCTAGCCCTTATTTTGAAGAGCTTTGGCATTCGCTAACCATTTGCCTAGCTGAGATCGATGCACGTTTAGTGGCTGGTGGGCTCTAATACACTTTTTTAACTTTAAATGATAGAATAAGCACAGATAACGCATAAATCGAAAGAGATTATTGCCGGATCGGTGAAAGACAACTGATTAGGAATAATTTATGGGTATTTTCGACGTTCAAGGCTTAGGTGCAGGTGGCGCATTGCTTCACCAAACCGCTTCGCCTGCTATGACTGAAATTGCACAGCAAAACCAAGCTATTAGAGAGAATCGCCCGCTTGATGTAATCGAGCAAGGGTCAGCAGAAGCCTTACAAAATCTTCAGATGGGCTTAACTGATGCTACCGGTACACTTCAACCAAGTATCGGGCAAGGTCAACAGCTAACCGGCGAACTCCAAAACCTCCTAATGGGTAACACCCCTATAGATCAAATTCCTGGCTTTAACGCTATGAGCGATGCTCGTCGTCAGGCGGTAGGTGATTTAGGAACAGGAATGGCCGGAACCGGGAAGTTCTTTTCTGGAACAACTGCGAGCCGTGCCGGTGATATCGGCGGTGCTATGCAAAACCAGCTCATGCAGCAGCGTATTCAAAATCTAATGATGGGCGCACAGCCTGGCCAGCAAGCCACCTCACAACTAGCAGGAATGCAAATGGGCGCAGGAACAACCGGCGCTCAAATCCCAATGACTGCAGGCACTAACATTGCAAACATCATTATGGGTCAGCAGGCGCAGCAACAACAAGCACAACAAGTAGCAGACGCCAATCAATCAGGTTTCTTAAGTGACGTTCTAGGCCTAGCCGGAACAGTAGGAGGGTTCCTTATGGGTGGCCCTGCCGGTGCTGGCGTAGGCGGAACGATAGGCAGGGGCGTTGGTAATATGGGCGAGAATATAGCGACAGGAGGTCGATAATGGCACTTAGGCCGATGGGACTGGCGCAGGCAGGCTCCAACTTTGTTAACTCGTACATGATGGGCAAGCAAGTTCAAGCTGAGCGCGCCGAGCAAGAGAAACAGAATCAAATAAAATCACTCATGGGCGGAATGCTCATGGGTCAAAGTACGCCTGAACAGCAGCAGCAATTTTCACAGCTAGCACCAACACAGTTTGTTAATACTCAAAACTACTTGCAGGGGCAAGCAGCCACTAAAGCGGCAGCAGTAGACGCATTAGATGATAAACGAAGCCGTTCTGATTTAATGCAATTAGCATCCACTAACGATGAAGCATTGCAGAATCAAATATTAGATCAGCGCATAGCTGACATTACGGCGGGCGGCGGTAACCCTTCTGATACTCAGCAGCTTAGAGACATGCCTTTTGCCCAGCGTCAGAACTGGATACAAATGAAGGCGTCTGACCTTAAGATTAAGATGCCAGGTGATGCAGATAAGGTAGTCAAAGGAACGAGTCAATTAGAGTTTGAAAGCCTCACAGAAGGACTGTCAGACGAGCAAGCAGAAGAAGCAGTATTAATTAAACTCGGCATTAGTCCGAGGGCTGTTAGTTCTGCCGATATAACTATTGCCGAGTCCGAAGAGTTAACAGATCAGGTTGCAAATTCGAAGTCTATCATTGCTGAACGTAAGAAGTTTGCTGAGTTAACCGGATCATCTAGGGCGCAAGCAATAGATAAAGGGTTCGAAAGAATATTGAAAATCGACACGGCTGTTGGCAATATCGATAACGCTATCAGAGTGCTTGAGTCTGGTGCCGGTGTCGGTGCTATAGAGAAGTACTTGCCATCATTCAAAGCCGCGTCAGTAGAATTAGACAACATACAAAACTCGATGGCCCTTGATGTTGTTGGAGCTGTCACATTTGGCGCGCTGTCTAAGGGTGAGCTTGATTTGGCTAAAGAGGTCGCGCTACCGACAGGACTAAACACCCAGGAATTAATAGAATACTTGCAGAATAGAAGGGTGGCTCAAGGAAAGTTGAGAGAATATTTTAACGAGCAAATACAGTTTTTAGACCAAGGTGGAACTATCGCCGGATTCTTAAGAGAAAAGGAGCGTGATTCTAATAAGGCTGCTCCAGTCAATACCTCTGCTCCAGGTAGGCCAGCAGACCAAGACCCTGGGTTTGTACCGGCAGCGCCAGTGACCACGCCCCAAGCCTTGAATTGGAGTGATTTACCATGAATGTAACCCTACCTAATGGGCAGGTTATTAATGGTGTCCCTGAAGGCGCGACTAAAGCCCAGGTAATGCAGAAAGCTATTGCTGCCGGGTTGGCGACCGAAGCAGATTTTGCACAAGCTCCGAAGCCAGTTGATAGTACGCCTAGGAATATAGATTTTA